CTTGTTAACTGCGTCTCGAAAATCATCTTTAGCCATGTCTTCGCCCCTCATTCCTTCGCCTACAGCGATAGGAAGTATAGATTGAGGAGTCATTAACTGTTTTCCAAACTCTCCCGCAAACTTCATTGGATCGCCAGAAAAGTTCTCAGCTACGTTTTTTCCTGCTTGTGATGTTAATGCGTCTACATTACCTTGCTGAAAACGAATAGACTCTGGATTAAAAGATATATCGCCAAATGGTAGATCACTAGCCCCCGATACTGTTGACTCTGTGAAAGCAGGAGCGTTAAGCACCTGACTTCTGGCAATATTATCCGCAGTGGTAGCACCAGTGTTTGCAAGATTTGTAATTGATGCAAGCTCGCCACTAGAGTCAGCAAGTGCTGATGCAGATTCAACTACAGCGGGATCAAGAGCCGCAGATGCACCCTGTACAGCACTACCTATACCATAGCCTGAAATACCCGCCATCAAGCCTTGCTTAATGTCACCAGTAACGGCTGTTGTTGCAAGACCAGAGCCAATTGCGCCCATCGCTGTTGCGCCAAGACTTCCAAGACCTAGACCTGTAGCCAAGGCTCCTCCCGCTAAAGACGAACCCGCCAAGCTTCCAAGTAATGGAGCTAAGAAGGGCAAAAACGCTTCTGGTTGCCCTGTCATGGGATTTCTAGTTAGAGACCCTGTGGGGGATAGAGATGCTAACCCCTGAACTTCAACTGGATTCATGTGGACAAGCATACTGTCCCCATATCGACCGTGAGTTGCCATCTGCTCTGCCGCACCTTGCATAGGTCGATTCATCATTCGTTGGTTGTTCATTAGCTAGTCTCCACGCCAAAAAGGTTAAAACTTACGTTAGCTGCACTTGCATAGACTTTCATAACATCGTTCTGCCCAAGACAAATACCGATTACCACGGTCTGAGTAGTTTCAGCCGCAAGTGATTGATTATAGAATAAAAATTGCTTATCGTCTGCGCTTGCGCCTGCAACATGTACGCTAACTCTAAACGTGATTGCACTTCCTGACCTGTTACATATAACAAGAGAGCTTACCGTTGTCTGGGTAAGGTTTGGTGCTGTGTATAAAACAGTTACCGTGGTAGCCGATACGTCTAGCTGACCAAGGATTTTGATTGCATCACTCATGAAGCACCCATTAGTAAGAACTGAAACCTACGCAAGGCTAAAGAGCCTGTCTTGTCGCTTTGCCGCTTTGCTATAGTTATCTCGTTATCTGCATTTGACAGGGCAATCTCTAGCGTTTTGCGAGTAATATTCTCGTCACGCTGACTGTATTCTACTGTTGCAATTGGCAGTGGTGTTTTTACTGTAGCCATTAGCGTCTACCATCCTGCCTGACATCTATCCTAAGCGTTCCCAGTCTCCACCCGTAACCTTCGCCTGTACTTTCAACGCGAATTACTGGATGTCTTGACCTTGCTCTTATGTGAGATTCTGTCGTGGAAGGCGTTATCGTAGTTGTTGCAAGAGTTGATGCGTCCTGCAAAGGATAATCTTTACCCTTAATAGTCATCGCAATGGATGGATCAATTCCTTTAAACGAGAAATCTGGAATAATTCCTGTCATAAACATAAAGACATTGCCTTCACCAATCTCAAGGTCACCCGACTCTACATAGGCGGTTAATGGCTGACCGTCATCATCAAAACCTTTCTCATGCTCATAAAGGTAGTTGGCGTTAGTGTCAGTAATGACAGAGGTTGCTATAGGAAAGTCTCCCAAACCAGAGTCATACCATGCGCCTCTAGTTAATGTCCCTATAGCCCACAGATTCTCTTCGTAGTTATAAGTAACGTAGTTTGTTATCTCTGTGTTGCCTGTCCCTATAGGGTAGTACCAAGTAACCTCTGAGTGCGCTGCGTTTTCCGCAGCAAACACCTTAAAGGCTTGGCCGACATTTAGGTTTGAGAAAACATAGTCTTTTACAGAGCATGGCAACGGTTGTACTGATCCGTTGTAAACAAAGAATCCGCCCTCGTCCATGAAAAACACTGAACCCCTAGCGTTAACCGCAGCATTGGGGGATATCATAGAGGTGTCGGTGCTTATTGTTGAGAAGTCAAATACAAAGGGAGGCCCGACAAACCGCATCGCGTGTAAGCTGACATCTGTAAATACTAGTATCTCTTCTCTTGCCTGAACAGCACCAATGATTATTGACCCTGAGTTTATTCTTACGCCACCTGCCGTATTTGTTGCTCTAGGTGTCCAGTCAATTGCGCTCTGTTGATCAGAAAACCTTATGAATAGTGGGTCAATGGCTGTAGAGCCTAAAGGGTTTGTTCCAAAAGCAATAACATGCTGATCAATGTCAGATACCATTACCTGAAGGGCAATCGTAGGGGCGTTAGACTGACCTGAAATGGAAGATAAGCTTACCGCTCTGTCATTCAGACCTCCTGAAGTGTCATGGTAAAAAACACCTCCACCTCTAACATTAAATACTAAGTCTTCACCAAAGTTGTCTTGGCTGAAAAGTCTTAGTTGGTTTCCTGAGCTAATTGCGCTTGCAGAACCCCATCCCCCCGTACCCCACGCTGATGCGCCAAATCCTGTACTTGAAACGTAAGCGTTAAGACCCGTGTTGATCTGATAAGCTGCAACAGTGTTGCTTCCGCTATTGCCAGAATCGCTGCCGTTAGCAGTTACTGTATTGCCTGACGTATCTTTAGCTATAAAAGTATAAACGCTTGAGCTAGATACGGAGGTTATCTCATACTCTTGATTCAATACTGCGGCTGTAATTGTTCCTCCCAGTGTCGCGGCATTTGTAAAAGTTACAAAGTCATTAACAACAGCCCCATGACCCGCTTCTGTTGCGGTAATAATAGAGGAGCCATTAGTTGCGGCAAATGCAGGATCGCCTGCTGAGGTTGTTAGCCTTATAGGTGTAACGTCATTAAAACTAATGCCTTCAGATATGTAGAACTTAAGATGCGTTCCTATGCCTATAAATTTTGTAAAACCTAAAGATGCCCATCGATGTATAGACCTGCTTACACCTAAGTAAGAGACAGTGCTAAATTTCTCCCATCCTCCTATTTTTTCAGGACGGCCTTGCCTAAATCTTATCTTGTCAGAGTCGTACCAACCCTGATCCGCAGTGTAGTCTGTACCTTCCTTATTAACTCCGGGAGAAAACTGCAATTTTGTTAACATCTTATTCTCCGTTATTAGCGACTATATCGCATATTGCGAGGGCCGAAGGGTGAACTGTTCTGACGAGCAGGAGTTATATTGGGCGATTGATTAAGCGGGATTGGCATAGTGTTGTATCCTCCCTTAGACGGCATCATTGCAGATTGAGGCTGCTGAACTGGTATAGACATTGGCTGAGGAGCCGCAGGAGCAGGCATAGGCCTAACCATTGACATAGGTGTAGGCTGAGGCTCAGGTGGTTTTGGCAGTGGCCCACCGATTGTCATGTAATCAGTACCATAACCAGAACGCATGTTAGGATCATATTGTCCTGCAACATTATACCCGCCTGTTTGTTGCTGAACTGGCATAGGCCCATAATTTCCACCTTTTGATGGATTCATAGGTGGTTGAGGCTGAGGCTGCTGTACTGGTGCAGGTGTAGGAACTCTAAAGCCACCTTGGCGATAAGGATTGCTGTAAGGCTCGCGATAAGTATTGTTGCTTGACGCAAATCCTCCTCCTTGACCCTCACCTCCAGTCGTTGGTACTCTTCCGCCTTTGCTCACTGATATTCTCCAGACCTAATCATACTGGTGACTTCTAAAGCCCTATTTCCAACTTGTTGACTCCAACGAGAGTCCATGAATTCATTTGCAGCTTCTTCGTATTGTTTCTTAGACATTGCTTTTAAAGCATTTTCAAACTTCCTAAGTACAGTTTGACCTAGATTAAAGGAAATATCTATTAAAGCATCTTGCCTTACGGAGTCCATTCTGGAGAACCACGAATATTCATCCTCAAGTTCTTTTCTTACTCTTGAGATGTCATTACTAAGAAGGTAGTTTACTTCTCGATCATCAAGCCCTAGCCCTGTCTCTGATATGTTACGCCCTACGCCAATAGTCTCGTAGCCGCCTGAACAAACATAAACTTTGCTTCTAACACCTTCATGTCTTTTCAGCATGTCAACTAGGCCCGACTCTTCGTTTAACATTCCTGTCATCCTATTTAATAACTCCAAATAATATTAACGCCAAGTATAGTGCGGTAGGCAGTAGAACTAGCCCTCCTGTACCCCAAAGCAATATAGACCAAAAAAGTGCTATGTTGGCTGCTTTTTTATGCTTGCGAGCGCGTTCTTCTTTGTCTCTAGCTCGCTTACATTCAGACTGAAATTGTAGCCAGTCTTTATACATGTCTGCCCGTCCTGCATAGATCATGTATTCTTTAAGCCATTCTTCTTGCTCTTTGATCTTTTCAAGCTCCATGAAACACTGGAGTTCTTCTTTGCCCCCACCCTTCTGAGCTTTCTTAATAATAACTGACTTGTTGTCAAAGTACTGCGTTGCTTGAGCCGACACATCGTATAGTTCTTTGCCGTTGGACAGTGCGCTTTTTATAATGTTAAAGGCAGCATTAGCCGCTGCTATCTCGGCTAACATTACTTCTCTCTCTGAACGCCTTTGGACTTCTCAAAACTCCGCATGGCCCCCATACCCAACATACCCATTAGGACTGGCGTTAGTAGCGAGCTGTCAACTTCTGGAACGGAGAACCAAATACTTAGCACCGGAGATAAAATCGTGTTGTAAAGTAACGCCAGACAACAGCACCACCCAACTGCGGGTCGCCATCCCGAAACAAACAGGGATGGATTTGCAGCTTCGATCTTAGCGATCTCTAATTGAGCCAAGGCGTTTTCACTAGCGGCCTTATCTGCCATTGTAGAAATCTCGTGCGCTAGAGCATTCTTCTGATCTTTATCTTCAATAAACTTATCTAAAAGCCCTGTAACTGGGCCTATAAGACTGGATAGGATAGCCATCTATAACCTCTCGACAATAAACAACCCAATAATTAAAGGGTAGATGCCCCATAGCATAAGCTCAGACCTTTTAAACCTGTCGCTACCCGCATCTAATCGTTTTTCTATATTTGCATACCGCACAGTGCATTCTCTCTCATGGGCTTCAAGTTTTAGTAACGCTTCTTTGACGGTTGCCATTTTGGAGCCTTTTAATCGTGTATTCTTTAAGGCTCAGTAGGCCAAGTAATGTCGGTAGGAAAATTTGTTTGGCCTGAAATGTCTCGCAGTGCTGTGCGGTATGTAGCCCAAGAAGTTTTTACTGCGGTCGTTAATGCAGTGTCCGAAATTTGTGTCCAGTCGCTGTTCGCAAGCTTCATATCACGTTCGGCTCTTGCCGATTCCGCTGCTAAAGCTATTTCGTCTGCTGTCATGTTTCTTACAACCCAACCAAGAGTCCACACCGAATTAACCAACCTCGGCAAATCAGCACAGTCAGCAGTTTTGTTATGAGCCATTGTTGGACGGCCCTCTATAGCAACACGGTAAATGCCGTAGTCCTGCTCAAACCTTTCATCCGATAACAAAACAGGAAAGGAAGTGTTAGGATTGTCTTGCTTTAATTTTCTAAACGAATATGGATAAACATCTATCGCACCGTTTGTTATTTTTACTCTCATGTTTTAAGTCCTTAAGAAAGTTCTATTTTATGCCCGTTTCCATCCGCGCTAGGCGTTGTAAATGAGACAACATAGTCTAGCGAAGTGGGGTCTGAGTAATCAATTACTTTGATTTTTCTGCTTTGATTTGGGCCTGTTAAAAATAATAGCTGTCTTACAGGATCACAGCGTATCGTTTTTGACTGGTTATTACCCCCTACAAAATCAGCGTGTAAAAGCGTATCCTTTAAAACTAAGTTGGTGGGATCAGTAAAATCTATAGCAGATACATATCCGAACCGACTGTATGTAAAAAACAATCTATTTGTAAGGTCGATGTCACAGGTAACGGGTGACGCAATATTAGTAGTATCTCGTATGCTATCTGCCAACACTATACCCGCATTGCTAGCAGTGTTAGCAGAAACATCTACTGCCCACATAGAATCATTAGCATAGTCTAGACCGTAAATAATTTTAGTTACTGGATCAAATCTAGTATGGTCTGAAAAACCCGTTCCCGAACTAATGTAAGGGTCTGTATTAGCAATACTAATCGTATTGCCAATGCCGTAGGGGTAACTATTCCCAAAAACTGGCTCCTCTCGATGCACATTATTACCAGATGCATAAAATGTACTTGCATCTTCAAAGTCAGCCGACAAAGAAGTTACTTTATTAGCAGACCCTAGTGGGTTTAAATGAGTATCAGTAAACGTAAGGTCTGTTGGATCAGAATAATTGTATCTTGAAAATCGGTTCATTTCTTTCATGGCTAAATAAGCGTTTGAATTTCCAACGTCCAAAATCATTGAACTTGCGTTTGCTAGTTTATTATCTTGGCTTGTCAGAGAGTCTGTAACACTAAGGTCTGTTGGATCACTAATGTCTACAAGCCACAGTCCTATATTAACAGCAACAATACAATAAGGTATTAGTTCGGCTGTCCTATCTATTGCTGTAGGGCCGGGACTATACCAAGCAGCATTGCCATTTAAACTCCCGGGATTAAATGAGTCTATTACAGAAATGTTATTAATGTCTTCTATATTCAATGATAAGGCTGTAGTACCAAACTGAAAAAGACGAGTAAAAGGTTCGCTTCCTTTTGATTGGCAAGCCATAATAAGCTTATCCGCTACACTACTCATTATGCCATCGCCTGTCCGACCGTAAAGCCGTAGTAAATTGTGCCACCGTCAATAGTGTAAAAACTAAATATATCCACTGCGTTATCTGCTGTAGAAATAGTTGGTGCTGTTCCCCCTGCCCAATCTACAGTGTTGGGCCAAGTAATTGTACGGGCAGTAGAACCTTGAATAATCTTTAAAGTAAACGCAGAAGCGTTTCCAGTTGATGAGGGATTACTAAACGTGTAGGTGGTGTTTCCTGTTAAGTCGTGAACAAAATTAGTAGCCGCAGAAATATCAATAGTTGTTGATGTATTGGCAAGTGTTATGGCATCTTCTGTAATACCTGCTTGGAAGACAGCAACACCCGCTATATCAATAGCTCCAGAGATGTCTAAACTGGCCGCAATAATCTCACCGCTTGCGTTAATTGCACCATTGATGTCAATTGTAGTAGCAGCTATCTGAATCTCTGTATCTGCAACAAGGTCAAGCTGTCCATCAGCACTTGAGCTAATGTGGATTGCAGCATCGCGGAATTGAATTTTCTTGTTAGTACCCATAGTAGAGTCAGCATTACTAGCATACCCACCATTAAAAACTGTAGCTGCTGTTGTAGTAAGAACGCCTGTAACAAGGGCAGTAGTTGCCATGTTTACAGCACCATCTATATCTACTACATCTAGGTTAGAAGTTCCATTTACATCTATATCGCCATTTACATCTATATCGCCTTCAATATCTAAAGCAGTACCAATTAGTGTTTGAGTAAGTGTTATTTGTCCATTTGCAGCAATAGTCATAGCGTCTACGTCT